GTATTTGGTTTGCTGCGCTTGGAGTAAGCACCATGGCATTCAACCTGAATGGTCTTAACTTCAATCAATCTATTATTGATAGTCAAGGTCAAGTAGTTAATACTTGGGCTGACATTCTTAATCGTGCTAATCTTGGTTTCGAAGTTATGCATGAGCGTAATGCTCACAACTTCCCACTTGATTTGGCGACACATAGTGCTCCGGTAATTGGTTAATATTTCGTACGTTCATCCCACGTGTGGGACGGGTTGCTCAAGGCTGGAACGCGCATGAGCTTATCGGTACGAACTATGTCTATTCAAGTTACCTACACCTATCGTGGTGTTAAGTACAACAAAACGGTAGTCCGTTAAAGCGGCATTGGGAGGTGCAAACCCTCCCTTACCAATTGGTATGAATCTGCTACGGCGGGCACCTCATACCGAACGCGTTCGGTGAGCGTAAGAATTTACCGAAGAAATAACAACTTAATATCTTTAAGCGCTTAAAGAGAACTCTTACTGTACTTCTCTTTTCTTTTTAATAACAATGGCTAACGCTACCCAAACTCTTGTGGGTGCCATTAATAAGGTAAATAATGGCTCCTATGATTCTAAGTATGCAACTTATCTGAAGTTGTTTACTGGCGAAATGATTAAGGCATATGAAAGTGCCACTATCGCCAAAGGTACTGTGATGAACCGCAGCCTCCGTAATGGTAAGTCTGCTCAGTTCATCTACACTGGTCGTATGCAGGCTGCTTACCATACGCCTGGTACTCCTATTCTTGGTTCCGGTGATCCGCCGGTGGCTGAGAAGACCATCGTGATGGACGACCTGCTGGTGTCCAGCGCCTTCGTCTATGACCTTGATGAGACCCTGGCTCACTATAGCCTGCGTTCGGAAATCTCTGCTAAGATCGGTCATGCTCTGGCTGAAGCTTATGACAAAAAGATCTTCCGTGTGATCGCTAAAGCTGCACGTCAAGCTCATCCTATCTCTGCCGCTCCTGGTCCTGAGCCTGGTGGTAGCCAGATCCAACTGGGTTCTGGTAATGAGTACAATGCCCAAGCACTGGTGGATGCCTTCTTTGAAGCTGCCTCCATCATGGATGAAAAGAACGTGCCCAAGCAAGGTCGTAATGCTGTGATGTCTCCTCGTCAATACTACGCTCTGATCTCTCAGGTTGACACCAACATTCTGAACCGTGACTACGGTAACAATGCTGGTAGTGTTCAGTCTGGTGAAGGTCTCTATGAGATTGCTGGTATCAAGATCTGGCGTTCCAACAACCTGCCTTTCCTGGCTGGTAATGTGTCCGCTGTTCCTGGTGAGAACAATGATTACTCTGGTGACTTCTCTAACCACGCTGGTCTTATCTATGGTAAGGAAGCTGCTGGTGTTGTGGAAGCTATCGGTCCTCAGATTCAGACCACTGGCTCTGACGTGAAGACCATGTATCAAGGCGACATCATCGTTGGTCGCATGGCTATGGGTGCTGATTGGGTGAACCCTGCTGCTGCTATTGAGCTGCTGGCTGGTTGATAACGGAGGTACTATTATGTCCTACGTTCCTGGTTCTAGTGTGATTGTTCAGAATACCGGCATTGGTTCGGTTAGTTCTGAAACTCTCAACCCTCTTTCTCCGCTTGAGTATGGTCGGCAAGTTGATGCTGCAAGTAACATCAAGACCGACGATGCTGATGGTAAACTCCCTTATGCTTCCTAATTGAATTATGTCTATTATTACTAACGGTAATATCGGTCCTGTTTATCAGCCCGATTACTTTGAAGCACGTCAGGTCTTGGCTGCCGATAGTGCTCTGACTACCACTGCAACTGCAGCTTCTGATTTTGCTTTTAATGTTCTTAAGAACGAGCGTGTGGTCTTCCGTTTCACGTTGTTCTATGATCAGGATAATGCAGGTGATGATCTGCAGTACACCATTAAGTCTACTGATTCTGCTGGTAGCACTGTTACTCCTGCCTTCTACTCCGAGCATCTGAATGCTATTGTTCCTGGTGCTACTGCTTTCTTGGCAGTGACTACGACTCCTAACACTGAGGACACTCTGACTACCGCTGGCACTGGTCAAGGTATGGCTGTGATCCAAGGTGTTATCCTTGGTAACGCTACTACTGATTCTACTGTTAATCTGCTTCTGGCTAAGGAAGCTGATACTGCTGGTGCAACTACTGTCCAAGAAGGTTCTTTCCTTGAACTGCGGAGGTTCTGATAATGGCTAACTCTACGTCTGCTGCTGGTAACAACGGTGTAGCAGGTAGCTACAATGCTGCTGTTGCACGTACCGTCTCTGGTACCTATGCAGGTAGCAACCTGTCCGTGAGTGGCACTCATGCTGTTCGTCGTTCGGTTGTGCAAACTGCTGCTGGTGTTGGTTCTGAAGTTTATTCTGAAACTCAGAATCATCGCTTTGCTTATCCGGTTGTCGAAGCTGATGCTCCTGCCATCACTCGCACCTGATTAATTTTCTTTGGGGAGGGCTTCTCGGCTCTCCTTTTTTTTTATCCATATTTCCTTCGCTAATATGACTACTACTAGCGCTCTTCTAGAGCTACAAGCTGTTAATGAAATTCTGGCGTCAGTAGGTCAGGCGCCTGTCACTACGATTGAAACTCAAACTCTTACCTTTGAAGATGGTACAGAGGTTACTGAAGTTTCCAACCCGGACGTTGCGATTGTACTGAACACCTTGAACCAAACTTCAAGAGAAGTGCAGGCAGAAGGATGGACTTTTAATATTGATTATAATGTAAAGGTAACACCAGTTAATGGTGAGATCCTCATTCCTGATAACTACCTACAGATTGATGTAAATGAAAGTGATAGCTCTCTTTACAGTACCAATCGAGATATTGATGTAGTCAGACGTGAAGGTAAATTGTATGATCGTGTAAATCAAACATTCACCTTTACTGATCCAATCTACTGTGACATCAAGAAACTGTATAATTGGGAAGACCTTCCTATTCCTATTCGTGATTATATTGTAGCTCGTAGTGCTACCATCTTTAGTCAACGTACTATTGGTGATAGTACTCAATACCAAATGCTACAACAACGTGAAGCTTACACCCGAGCAATGGCACTTGAATATGAGTGCAATCAAGGTGACTTTACTTACTTTGGTTCACCACAAGGTAAGAACTATTATGTCAGCTACAAACCGTATCGTGCATTGTATCGCTAATGGCAAGTATTACACAAACAGTAGAGAGCTTTCTTGGTGGTGTATCTAAGCAAGCTGATGATAAGAAACTACCAGGACAGGTAACTGATTGTATCAATGGTTATATTGATCCAACGTTTGGTCTTACTAAGCGTCCTGGTACTAAGTTTATTAAAGAACTGACTGGTGTGGGTTCTACTGAATTGGATGGTGGTCGTTGGTTCTATATCAATAGGGATGAAGATGAACAATACCTTGGATGTATAACACCAACAGGTATTCGTATTTGGAATACTAGTGATGGTACTGAAGCAACGGTTACTACTGAATCTATTACAGCATATAATCCTATTGATTATCTAACACTAGCTGCAGGTCTAGCGAGGAATCATATTCAAGTCCTTACTGTTCAGGACTCTACCTTTATTGTTAATAAATCAAAGGTAGTTGGAACCCTTGATGAAGCTGGTGAATTGGTGCAGTTCCCATCTGCAGCACCACAAAGCTTTGGTCCAGATTTTAGAAACTTTGGTTATACTGCCAATACTGCAGCTACTATTCGATTGAAGAGTGTTGAGTTTGGAGCAGAGTATAAAATTACTATTGACGGTACTCCACTAACTACTGTTACAACTAGGAATGGTGAAGATCCAGCTTGGGACTACACAACCAACAACGCTATTCTTAGCATATCTGAAGTTATTGACTCTCTTTTTACTATTGTAGATGCAGCTAAACCTGCTGGCTCTACTGTTATTAAGCTGAGGGATACCATTGAAATTACTGGTGCTACAGCTGCCTTTACTATTACAGGTAGTGGTGGTATTAACGGTGATGAACTAGAAGTATTCCAAGAATCAGTAAACAACATCTCTGATCTGCCGTCTCAAAGTGTTCATGGGCGACGTGTTACTATTGAGAATACAGCATCTAATTCAGACACTTACTACGTCAAGTTTACAGCTGAAGATGGTGTATCTGGTAAAGGTTATTGGGAAGAGTTTGTTAAACCAAACATTCCTATCCACCTTGACCCACGTACAATGCCGCATGAGCTGCTTAACACAGGTCTAAATGCCTTTACTTTCCGACCAATCGAAATTGATAACCTACAACCAACAAGGAGTGGTTGGGAACAACGATTGGTTGGTGATGAAGATTCTAACAGTCTTCCTAGCTTTGTAGCTAATACAATTAATCAAATTTTTTTCTACAACAATAGACTTGGTTTCCTTAGTGGTGATAACGTTATCCTGAGTAAAGCAGGAGAGTTCTTTAATTTCTTCTTTAGCTCGGCATTGACTGTAACTGCTGCTGATCCAATTGACCTTAGCTGTTCATCTCTACGTCCTGCAGTTCTTAACTTTGTATTACCTGTACCACAAGGTTTGGTTCTTTTTACTGATAACCAACAATTCGTCTTGTTCTCAGATACTGGTGTGATTACACCTGACACAACAGCAATCAAATCCATCAGTAATTATGAGTGTGATCGATTGATTGATCCTGTTGATGTTGGTACTAACATTGTCTTCATGAGTAAGACTCCTGGTTATTCTAGGACTTATGCGTTGAAGACACGAGGCTTTGATGAGAACCCTGATGTGCTGGATGTAGGTAAGGTTGTGTCGGAGTATGTTCCTGACACTATTGATAACCTACAAGCTTCACCTCAGAACTCGTTCGTCTTTATGAGTAGTGCAAGTGATCCATTTGTCTACTTCTATAGGACATATGGTGATGCAGAGCAGGTATATATTCAAGCTTGGTTCCGATGGAAGCTAGCCGGTAATGTGCAGTACTGTCTTGTTGATAGGGATGACTTCATTGCTGTAACCAAACAGGAAGGTAAGTACACTATTATTCGTGCTAATTTAACACAAGCTCCTGAGGATAGGATCCTTACTACTGCAGAAGGTCAGGTTGTACAAACATGTCTAGATATGTATTCAAACCCATCTTCTGTAACGTATGATGCTAATACAGACATCAGTACTTTAACATTACCTTATACTGATATTACTGATAGGACACCTGTTGCTTTGGTTGGTGATGGTCTAGTTCAAGAGTCTGGTTATGTATTGACTGCAACACGTGGTACTGGTAATACCTTAGAAGTAGTTGGTGAGGATCTAACTTCTATTGCTAGTCAAATTTATGTTGGCTATAGCTATGATATGGAAGTTGAGCTACCTAGATTCTACTACAGAAAGAGTGAGAACAGTGTTGACTATACTGCATCACTGACTGTTGCTAGGGTCAAGGTATCCGTCAAACAATCCAGTAGTATTGAATTTAAACTTCTTACTAATGGTCGTACTGATTGGCGTAACATCCAAAGTGTTCAGATTGCTGATCAATACCTTGCTAACAATGTTCCACTTCAAGATTTGACTATTTATACAGTTCCACTTCATCAACGTAACGACAATTTTATTTTGAAACTATTCAGTGATTCACCATTCCCGTTGTCCATTACTTCAATGACTTGGGAAGGTAGGTATTCTCCACGTTATTATTCGAGGCAGTAAGGTATGGATCCTATTTCTGGAGGGATTAGCCTAGCATTTGGTCTAGGAAGCTCCATCCTCGGCATGTCTGCCGAATCAAGACGAGCTTCAGAAGAAGCTAAACTTGCCGAAGAAATATATCAATTTCAAAAGCAGGAAGCTAGGCGACAAAACAAATACAACAAAAAGACTTGGCGAACTGACAAGCGTAATCGCCGAAAGGAATACGATTACCAAGATGCCACGAATCAACTTAACTATCAATACAATGTAAAGATTCGTGAGTATGAACAGAACCTTGCTGAACGTCAATACCAGCAATCTGAGAAGAACTACAAGAAACAGCTAGCTTTCAATAATCTTGCTGCTGCTAGGGCTTACGAGTCTGAGAATCGCAGGATGCAAGAGATTGAGATTGGTGATGCATTTGCTAAACAAGATGCATTGGTCTCTGAGCTAGAAGCTGTTGGTGCAGTTCAAGCTCGTGGTCAAGCTGGTAGGACTGCTGGTAAGGCTATGCAAGCTGAATTGGCAGGCATTGGTCGTAACCTAGCAATCATGGAAGAAAGCATGAAGAGTGCTTACAAACAATACAATCAGAATCTGCAGAGTATTTCACTTCAGAAGTATGGTGCAGATATGAATGCAGAAGCTGCACGTATGTTGAAGCCTGAGCGTCTTCCAGAAATTCCTGAACCGCTTGCAGTGCCTCGTGCTAAGACTGTCAAACCTTATAAGATTAGGGTTGGTCCTAAAGCCTTCACTCCTGGTTATAACCCAACTGCTGACATCTTTGGTTCACTTGGTGATGTTGCAGGTGGTATTAGCGGTTTAATTAAAAAGTAATTAATTAACAATGGCAGAACAAATCAGTTATCAAGGGTACGCCCAAGCTGAAGGGTTCCGTCCTATTCAAGTATCAGATGCTAACGTTGCTCGAATTGGCCAAGAAGGTCAACGTATCATACGTGGTATGGAAGAGCAGCGTAAGGCTGATATTCAGAACAGAACAGAGTACCTTCGAGGTTTAAAGTACAAGAATCAGTTAGAAGCCAGTGCTCGTGATCGTAATGAGCAACTGCGTCGTGGTAATGTTGCAGACATTCAAGAGCGAAAGTTTGATAACATTGAACGAGAGATTCAAGCTAATTACACTAATCAACAGAATCTTTACAACAGTATCTCTAGCCTAAGCACTAGTGCATTTAAACTGGCTAGTGATATTAAAGAAGAGAAGTACAAACGTGACTACTCTAAAGGTTTCTATGATGCTGTAAAAAATGGTATTGATCCAATGGCTATCATGGAAAATGATAGTCAACGTAACCAGCTTGATCAAGCTGCGGTAGCTATTAATACTAAAGCTGATCAATTGGCTGCTATGGGTGCTCCTGCCCAAGCTGTTGAGAATGTCCGTAAAATGGGCAACCCAGCATATGAAGCAGGTCGTCGTGAAGCAAGATCAATTAGTGCTGGACGTAATTGGTTGACTTGGGCACAAGGTCAACTTCAAACCAATAGCACACTTCAAGTAGTTGTCGAACGTGACAACGGAGAACGTGTCGCTATAACGCCCGTACAGGCATCTACAAGCTCCGAGAAGTACGCTGTACTAACTGCCCTTAGTGAGGAGTACCTCCAAAAGTATGAGCTGTGGGGAGAGCCTATAGTAACCATTGGTAAGGCTATTGAAGGCATCGCTCGTGGTACTGAACAAATCGTTGGTCAAGCTGCACAGGCTGAAATTAAAGCTAGTCAGCAAAAACGTGTTGATGAAGATCTAGATAACTTTGCTGATACTAAAACTCCTGAGTTTTTCTTTAAGGCTTTCAACACACTAACCAGTGCTAACGGTGGTGACCGTGGTGCTGCTAGAACTCAAATCCTAGAGCTGATGTTCAAAGCAAAGGATGATAACGGTAATCCTTTGTTCAGTGATGTAGAACGTCAGAAAATTCTTGATCAAACATTCCCTGGTCAAGATAAAACCATTGGTGATCAATACAGCACTCAGATTGCTGAGCTTCGTGATGAGGCTCGTAATATAGCTAATCAACAGTATCGTCAAACTGAAGCTACCAAGCAACGAGAGTTTGCACAGATGAATGATGAAGTCCGTGGTATCATCAATGAAAAGATTGCTTCTGGTGATTGGGACGACAGTGATCTAGAACCCTTGGCTGAGAAGTTCAAGATGATGGGCAATGAAGCTGGTCTTCGAATGCTCTCTACCTATGCTGAGTTTACTAATGAAAGTAAGCAAGATGAGTTCTACGCTGAGCTGTGGGAAGAAAAAGCTATCAAAGGTGTTCTCACTACTGAGGAAGTAACTTCTTCTATTGGTAAGGTATCTAACGATGTTCTTCGTAAAGGTCTTGAACTAGCTAAGAGTTCTCAAGCTGCTGCTGTTCCTAAGACAGTAATGGATACAGCTAGTGATTTCATTAAAGCTACAATCAAAGGTAAAGTTAATTATGACTTCCTGAATCGTCAAGGTGATCCTACTGTTCCTCTTGTAACTGCTGATGCTGAAGCACTATTCCAACGTGAGTATGTGCGTGGCATGAGCATGTATGAAAATGCAGCAAAAGCTCAGGAGTATGCACTTGGTGTTGTTCGGGAGAACTTTGACAATCCCAACGGTAGGTATGCTATTACTGATACCACTGGTACAGCTGATCAAGCTGTACGTACTTACTTTAAAAACTTTGATGTCAAATCAGTAGTACCTTCTATTGATACTTTGCGTCGTGATCTTAGTAGCAACGAAAATGCATTGACTGAGATGCAATTGATTGAACCAGCAATTATTGAAAACACTTCCAAGCGTTATAAAGCTACAGGACGTGTGTCTCTACCTCAACGAGCACAAGACATTGCCAATCAATATGGTGGTAGGGTGACTGCTTTGGATGTCTTTAATGCACAAGCAAAGCGTTCTGGATACGATCAAATCCCTATTGATGCACTAGAAAAAGCACAGAAGTCTGTTGATCCTGAGTTCCAACGATTCATCAACTATCAACCCAATCAGACTCGTACTGACATTTCTTTGCTCGGTAGTGGTATGCCTAGCATCTACACTAACCCACAGATTACCAACGAACAACGCGCAGCTTTGAATGTACTTGCTAAGTATGAATCAGGTGCTGCAGGCTACAATGCAGTCAATCAGATTGGTGTGGCTGGTGGTCGTGGTGTTCTTGGCTTTAGTGGTGACTTCCGTAAGATGCGTCAACACGGTGGTAAAGCTTTGACTGACATGACTGTTGGAGAAGTGATGGCTCTTCAAGCTGATAACAATATGAGCAATGATGAGTGGATTGCTTCAGGTCGTCTCCATGCAGTTGGTAAATATCAATTCATTGGTCCTACGCTTGCTGCTTGGGTTCAGCGACTTGGTATCCCTCCAGAGACTCGATTCTCTCCAGAGGTTCAAGATGCACTTGCCCTTGCTTACATGAAGACTGCAGGTATTAATCCTTGGGTTGGTCCTTCAGACTACGCTACTCCTGAAGAACGTGCTATGATTGAACGCGCACGCATGCAACCTATCAGCTTTGGTCCTTCTGTTTGGCGACAAACTTCTAACATGAATCCTAATCTTGTAAGCCGTCTGACTGGCGGTAATTAATATGGCTGATTATTTTGATATTCCTGAAGATCTTCAAGTCGTTAACTACGACCCTGAAGAAGAGCAGCAACAGTATGCTGCCCAAGAACTAGAACAACAACAGCTTATGCAAGGTAGGGAGCAGCAATCTGCTGAAGCTCAAGCTGCACAGCAGGAAATGGAAGCTTTGGAAGCTGAAGAGAGTGCCTCTTTGTTTGATAAGTACGTTCCTGGATTGGAAGACGAGACCAGCGGTCTTAGGCGTAAAGAAGCTGTACTTACGGGTGCACTTGATACTGTCTTTGATGCTGTTGGTCTCGTACCTTGGCTTAAGCCTGTTGATAAGTGGTGGGATGATCGTAAACCTAAGTATGAGAACCCACTGAATGATGCTGTTAGGAAGGCTTCCTCAGTTATTATTCCTAGCTTGATTGCTGGTGGTGCTACAGTTGGTGCTGTTGGTAAAGCTACCCAAGCAATGAACATTAGTAAAAGGAGTCGTATCCTTGGTGGTCTTGCTGCTGAATTGGGTGTAGATACTGCAGTTACGGCTATAGCTTCTACATCTACTGAAGACGAGAACATTGCCCAAGCATTGAATGAATGGTTGGGTACTGATATTCCATGGGCTACTCGTGATGAAGATAGTCCTGATGTAAGGCGTCAGAAGAACATCCTTGAGAATGCAGGGATGGGTGCTGGTCTTAGTGTTCTTCAAGCATTCTTTGCTCTCCGTAAGGCTGCTAAGATCGTCCCTACTGACCCTGAAGCTGCAAAGCTTGTAGAAGCTGCAGAAGCATTGAAGGTTACTGACGACACTGTTGCAGACTCTGTAGAGGCTGTACAGCAGCGTCAAATCCTTGCTCAGACTGATGAAGCAGAAGCTCGTATGTTGGCTGATCCTGAGGGTCAGAACTATGATGCTTTTGTTAATGAACCTGCTGAACCTCAAGCACGTGCTGTCATTAACACTGATGCTAATCCTATTGCAGCTAAGGTTGACCAAGCTCGTATTCAGAACAACGTAGGTACTACCAATGGTAGGATGACTCCTGTTGTTACTGAGTCTTTCCAAAAGAAGTTTATGCAAGCTGCTGATGGCACAGAACGGGCTGAAAACTTGGACGAAGTATTTCAAGGTATGCGTCCTGGTGTTGATGCTATCATTGGTAAAACCAAGCTTTCTGCCGCTCAAATTGATGCAGCAGTAGATAACCTTACTAACTCTATCTTTAATGCTGATCTTCAAGACTTCACAAAGACTATTGAAGACATGAAGAAAACCTTGTATGAAGGTGAGAAGTTCTTTGGTGAAGAGGAGTGGGTCATTGCTTCACAGTCTTTTAGGCGTGCATTCGATGAGATGTTTAACGCTGATAACATGCGTGCTTCTGCAATGATTACCCAGCAAGCTGGTGATAATGTTGCTGATGCTGCAAGGGCTGTGTCTTTGATTGGTGATACTGCAGACACCACTCGTCAGCAAGAGATTATCTTTGATAAACTCAACATCATTGCTCAAGAGATCCGTGCTAACCAGTACATTGCTGGTCGTAGCTTGGAGTATAAGAAGCTTGTTAAGAATGCTAATCCTGCACAAGTATCAGAATGGATGGCAGATCAAGCTGCTAACTTTACTGAGAATCTTCAAAAGGCTAAGGAAAAGAGTACTACTGTTATTCAAACCTTGAAAGATATTTCCAAGGAAAACCCTGAGTATCTCAAGCCTCTGATCAAAGCATATGATACTACCAACGGTCAAGTAGATACTATTTATAAGTTGAACCGTTGGGCTGAAGAGCACATTGGTGTTATTAAGAAAGGCTTGATTGATCAAAATCCTTCAATCCCTAGCTATGTTCTCCAAGGTCTAGATGGTATTCGTTACAACAGTGTTCTGAATGGTCTTGCACCTGTACGTGCATTGTTTGGTAACCTCATCTCCTCTACTGTTAAACCTATCTCTGTAATGGCTGGTAGTAAGTTTGTGGGTGATGATGCTACATTCAAACGTGCTATGTTTACGTTTGGTGGTGTTGCTGAGACCTTCCAACGTGGTCTTAAGATGATGGCTGATGAATGGCGCTATGCTGTTAGTAACCCTGAAGGTGCTGCTCTTCGTGGTCGTGCTGATCTTTACCAGTCCAAGTTGAATGACTTTGAATCCATGGATGCCATGGCTGAAGTCTGGAAAAAAGAAGGTAAAAACGGCAAAGTTGCTCTTTGGAATATGGCTAAAGGGCTTAGCTGGTACAATAATACTTGGTTTAGCCGTCTTGGTGTTAACGCCATGTATGCTATGGATGGCATGAATAACTCCTTCCAAGCCAGTGTTATTGCACGTTCTCAAGCATACGATGAGATCTTTGAACAAACTGGTGGAGTTATTGATGATAACTTCATGAAACTGTTTGAAGCAAAACAGCAAGAGCTTTATAGCAAGTCTTTTGATAAAACAGGTCTTTTGACTAATGAAGCAGCTAAACATGCAGCTGGTGAGATTGCTCTTAACCTTGACAGTAAGGTTGTTGATTCGCTTGAAGGGATGCTTAAAAAGTTCCCAATTGCTAAATCTATGTTCATGTTCCCACGAACTGGTGTTAATGCACTGGAGTTTGGTTGGTCATTCAATCCAATGAGTAACCTTGGTCCTGCTGTTACTAAAGCACGCCGTGTTCTTGGAGCTAAGACAACTGAAGAGATTACTGAAGCTCTGGCTGAACATGGCATGGAGTACAGTATGGAAGCTTTCCAAGCTCTTAAGTCTGAGTATATTGGTCGCCAGTTGATGGGTAGTACCGTCATTACTGGTGCTGCTTTGTGGGCACTTAACGGTAGTCTTACAGGTAACGGACCACAAGATGCTGGTGAACGTAACCGTATGATTGCTATGGGTTGGCAACCACTGTCAATGAAAGTACCCGGTACTGACCGATGGGTAAGTTACAAAGGTCTAGAACCTTTTGATACCTTGCTTGGTCTCATTGGTGATGTCGTTTACCAAGGTGGTCGTGCTGATGAAGCTTGGACTGAAGAGATCTTCCAAAAGATTCTAGCTTCTGTTACTATGAATATTACTAACAAATCCTTCCTCAGTGGCTTTGAGCCATTGGTAGGTATGTTGTCTGGTGATGAAGGTAACTTTAACAGGTTCTTGGCTAATACTGCTGATACTCTTCTGCCTTATGCTGGTACTCGTAGTATCTTCTCAAAAGCTATCACTCCTCAACTAAAAGATGTAGAACGTGATTTCTTTGGTTATCTTGCCAATCGTAACAAGTTCTTGCCAGGTGTTGGTGATGGTCTTGAGGATATGGTAGACCTTTATACTGGTGAACCTATTAAGTATTTTGAACCGTTGACTGCTGGTATCAATGCTGTTCTTCCGTTCTTTAAAGTAAACGGTGGTATGGAACCTTGGCGCCAATGGTTGCTGTCTACTGGATGGGATAACCTGCAAACAGTTCGAACTAACCCAATTACTTCAGAACCTCTTAATCCTAAAGAACGTCAGTTTGTTAACAACTGGATTGCAAGTAATGTTGACCTGAAGGGTTCTATTGAAAAGATGATGAATCAACCCGATAGTTATTGGGATAAGCAGATGAAACTGTACACCAAACGTCGTGGTCTTCAAACACAAAGTCAGTTTCCAATTAAACAAAGTATTGTCCATAAGGAACTTGACCGTCTCCACAACGATGCATTTAAATATGCATGGGCAGCTTATGAACAACAAAATGCTCAGGCTGCAAACATTGGTGCTCTGAAGAATCTGCGTGATCGTCGTCTTCAATCTGGTGCTGTAACTGCTGCTAGTCAGACGCAACAACAAGTCCAAAAACTACTAGATATGAACAAGTAAAAAATGGCAACAACAAACAACTTTACATTTGGAGTAGATGCTCATCCATTTACTCTAAACTTTCCTTTTATTGATGAGGATAACCTGGTAGTAACTTTGGATGGTGTTGTTAAAACACTTACTACTGACTACACGGTTATTAATAAAACCAGTAACACAGCTGCAGGTGTAGGTTTTCTAAGTGGTGCTCAGATTCAATTCAATGCTCCAATTCCTACCAGCGGTGCTGTTAGGGTAGTTCGTAACACTACTCTTGAAACTGCAGCTACTTTTAATACAGGTTCTGCCATTCGTGCAAAAGACCTAAACTCTAACTTTACCCAGAATCTCTATGTAACAGAAGAGATTTCTAATAATGCAGTACTTATTAATGGCAGTAATGCATTTGAGGGTAACCTTAACATGGATGGTAACCGGATTATCAATCTTGGTAGCCCTGCCTCTAACACTGATGCTGTTAATCGTAACTATGTAGATGTTAGATTTAGTGATGGTGTTGGTACTATCCCTAGCTTTACTCGCTGGATCAAACCAGCTACAAGTGGTCAAACTGTATTTACTGGAACTGATTCTAACAGTCAGACACTATCCTTTCAACAGGGTAGAGAAAGTGTCTTTGTAAATGGAGCTCTTCAAACACGAGACATTGATTATACTACTAATACTGCAGGCACTTCTATTACCTTTACAGTTGGTCTAACGCTTAACGATGTAGTTGATGTCACCTGTGTTAATAGCCTTCTTAGTGGTGTTAGTAATCTGGCTAGCGATGTTCAATATACTCCAGCTGGTACTGGAGCTGTACAAAGAACTGTTGAATCACGCCTTCGGGATGTTGTCTCTGTTAAAGACTTTGGAGCAGCTGGAGATGGTGTAACGGATGATACGGCTGCTATTCAAGCTGCGATTGACTCTTTAGGTGAAGTAACAGGCGGCACCGTCTATTTCCCAGCCGGTACTTATAAAACCTCATCCAATATTGAAATCAAATCAAAGACTACACTGCAAGGCGATGGACGCCAAAGCCTAATAAAATCCACTTCGATGACCAACCTAGCACGTGGAGGGCAAACTCAGTTTTACGCTATCGGTAAGTCTGACTTTAATGTAGTAAACTTGGGATTTGACAACAGTGAAATCTCATCGTTTACCTCCGCAACTCGTAGCTTCTATTTTAGTGGTTGCTCCAATTATGTGGTGCAAAACAACTACTTTAAGGAATCCGGTGCTGCGACCGCTTCTTTGGCGTGCTCTGATTACTACATCCTAGACAATGAAGTGGACTATAGCTCAACTGATGGCATAGCCCACCATGATGGGGTTTTTGATCAGTGGAATGGTTCTCATCACTTTGTTATTCGTGGCAACAGAATCTACGGTAATAGCATTGCATTGTGGCCAATTCTTGCCACAGGCACCAACTCTGACGGCACAATCGGTACTGAAATATACGATTTCGTAATATCTGAAAACTACACTAGAGATTGTAAATACCCGGGAATCTGGGCTATGGGACGCGCTGGCCTCTGCACACGATTCCAAATAGTAAACAACATCGTAGAAAACGTACTGGAAAGAGAGGGCATTGCTATTACAGAGTCCGACAGCTTTGTCGTAAGTGGGAACGTAATTAAAAATACATATTGGAACTCAATCCGCGCGTATGATGAGATAGGCACAGCAACTAACTACAGCGCAAGGAATGGGGTTATCTCCAATAACGTTTGCATTAATGCAAATCTGGCCAATGATCCGTCCGGCTATGCTGGCAGTGCAATTACTATAGCTGGTCTTAGCCAAAATATCAGTGTAACTGGCAACACTGTAGACGGCACAAACCACATTTACGCCATTACTTGTGTCCAGTCTCCGTCAAACATTAGCATCAGCAATGAGTGTTATACACCTGGCACAACAGGCACCGTATCGGCTAGTTCAGCCTTAAACACTACCAATATCTATCCCGCCGGAACAACTTGGATTTCAAACCCTGTTATTTCTTTTGGTGGTAACACTCCTGTTAACTTAAGAGCGTCACGCTTCGTCCGCAGCGACAAGCGTTATCAGTGTGAAGGTGCAGTAAGGATTAACGTGACTGCACCAGCTACAAATCTGGTCAGAATCACATTAGATAATCCTAGTAGCTCTACTTTTGCTAGTTCATATGACGTGATTGGCTTTGCTATCAATACTGACGGATCAATTATTGGAAATGTATATGCTAGCGGAACCAAAATTTTTATCGACTTTGTTTCCACAGGAACTGGCACTCAAAATTTAAGCTATTCGTTCACATACACCCTGCCTTAAACACAGATGACAAAAACACGAGACTTAGCCAACCTGGGTGGAGGTTTCATCCAGGCTGGTACTGGTGCTGAGCAGCGCACCGTTGAATCAAAGCTGCAGGATGTGGTGAGTGTTAAAGACTTCGGAGCGGTTGGAGACGGTGTAACTGATGATACAGCGAATATTCAAGCGGCTATTGCCGCTTCTCAGTCTTCTATGCTTATTTTTCCAACTGGTACATACAAATTAAATTCCGATGTAACTGGTTTAAACAATCAAACTGTGCAATTTATGCCAGGAGCTACCTTTGTAGGTGGCGCAATTAAGGAATGTACTAGAGTTAATTGGGACCAAAGCGACGAAACAGTTCTACAGATTAATCATATTAATCTTAATCCTACCGGAATTGAATCCTCACTTAAGTCAATTGTTACTGGAAAAGGCGACAACACCACTGTTAAAGGCGTTGGCGCAGGGTTCTTTTTGGCAGCAGATTCAGTAGATGTAAATGCAAGTACTAAAGGATGTTTATATGGAGGATCGTTTGTAGTCACTCCCAGAATAACTAGAGATAATATCGGCATTGATGATGCTGCAGGTGTTATTGTACAAAACGGTGCTACTGTAACTAATGCTAGAGGCACTGATGCCATCTATGTAGGAAGAAACTCTACTGCATTTCCAGGTATAAATACTGAGTGGATTACTGGATGCACTATTGGTGCTAATGTAGGATACGCTTTTCGGCATACTGGAGCATCTTTTACGAAATTTGATGCAGCTGGAACGCTTTACGGATCTTCTCTTGGAGAAACCTTTGGGTATGTGTTAGGCGGTACTATAGATGATACTGTAACAGACAAAGCTCTACTGTATTCCACTGACGTTAATGTAAAAAATGCCGCATTTACACTGCCGACTCTTAAGCATTTTACAGCTTCTAGTAATTCTTTTGGTGCTGCAACAGTAACCAATCAGTACGGCTTCTTTGTAGATGGTACCCTGACTGGAGCCACAAACAACTACGGTTATTATTCCAATATTACTGCTGCTGCTGGTCGTTGGAATGTTTACTGTAACGGAACAGCTGCGTCGTATTTTGCTGGTAACGTACAAATTGGAAATGTAACTCCCGTTGCTGTTACATCTGGAACGGAAGACGGGTGTACTATAAATTCTACAGGAGCTGCCCATCTTTCCAGAGATAGTGCGGTTTCTCTATGGGTACGACGTAGGACAACTGATGGTGCTTTGGCCGCATTCTATCGTGATACAACCCAAGTTGGAACCATCAATGTAACTACTACTAATACTACTTACAACACAACTTCTGACTATCGCCTTAAAGAAAATGTAACTCCAGTAGTTGATGGTATTACACGATTAAAGCTACTCAAACCTTCTAAATTCAATTTTATTTCTGAACCAAACAAAACTGTTGATGGATTCCTTGCTCATGAAGCACAATTAGCCGTTCCTGAATCAGTTACAGGTGAGAAAGATGCCGTTGATGATGAAGGTACTCCCGTGTACCAAGTCATTGACCACTCTAAATTAGTGCCTCTATTGACTGCTGCTTTGCAAGAAGCTGTAAGTCGTATCGAAGTTTTAGAGAATAAAATTCAATCAATTTCTTAATTTTAACAACCAACCATGCTTACCATTCTAGGCATCAAAGTAACCTATGAGACCCTTATTTTCTTGGGTCTCTTTCTTGGTTCAGAACTCATTGGTGCATCAAAACTTAAGGACAACAGTGTTGTACAGCTCATCTTGAGTGGTATCAATGCTCTCAAGCCTTTGCGTCGTGAAGACGATCAAATCAACAAAATCAAACAAATCTTTAAAGACTAATGCCTGTTTCTACTAATGAATTTCGACCAGGCTTGACTACTGGTTTTTCTCAAACTACTAATCTGGATGCTGGTACATATTCAGTAACTCAAATTGCTGAAGGTCTTAGTATTCCTAAATATGACTATATCGCTCTCACCTATGTAGCCGCTGGTAATGGTGTGGGGGAGATTGAGACTGTTACTTACAAGACTGGCGGTGTAAGTGGTATTACCGTTGGTGAATTGACACTTGGTTATGACGCTAGCAATCGCCTTAGTACTGTTACGAGGACTGCATAATGGCATATAAGTTTAATCCATTCACTGGTAAACTTGATGAAGTAGGTGCCGGTGGCGCTACTGCTGCTGGTTCTGCAAACGAAATTCAATATAATGATGGTGCTGGTGGTCTTGCTGCTAGTAGTGATTTTACTGTTGACCCGGATTGGAATGATGCAGCTGTCACCTTTACTGGGTTGAAGCTGAATGTAACGGATGGCGCTGGTGGTTCACCTGTAGGTGCTGCTGGTAGCAACCTGCTGGATCTGCAGAGTGGTGGGACGAGTAAGTTCAGAGTCAATAATTCTGGAACAATTATCAATAGTGGCGGTGGACAACTACAAGTTGCAGGAGTAAACGGTTGGTATTTTTCCAGTACGGTCTATCTAGGAAACAATCTATCTCTATCTACCTTATCAGGCACTAGTACTGTATTTCTAGAACGAGACGCCAATGACACCCTCGCCCAGCGCCGTGGCACCAACGCCCAAACCTACCGCCTTTACAACACCTACACCGACGCTTCTAACTACGAGCGTTTAAGTTTTAACTGGGATACAGACGTATTCAAAATCACATCAGAAGCAGGAGGTACTGGCACTGTTAGAGGTATCCAGCTTGGCTCCGCTGCCACAGAACCAGTCGCATTGTTTGGTGCAACACCAGTAGTCCAACCCACTACAGCGGTAGGCTCTGCAACTGTTGCAGGAGGCGGTGGCACTGCGGTTGATGACGCAACCACATTTAACGGATATACACTTGCACAGGTTGTGCAAGCTCTGCAAAACCTTGGCATCCTTGCATAACGATCATGGACACTCTTTCTCTCACACTGACCAACACCCGCGTTATTGACGGGCTTATCTTTGCCGCCAATTCCGCCAAGCTTTCTCCCGAAGCTTACGCTGAATGGCTCCTGACCAAAGACGGTCACCGCTTTGCTGATTCCAACTCCTACGGCATCGTCACAAGTGCTGGCTTCTTTGCACGCTTTACTCCAACCGAATATGCAGATGTTCTTGCTGCTTCTGTCGATACAGTCGTAGTACCTGAACCAATCGGTGGTGTACCTACCGCTGAAGAACAACAAATGTATGACGACGCAGTAGCTGCATATGCACTACTGGAGAATCCTACTGCTGAAGATACCGCTTTGTATGAAGCGATGGTGGCTAGCTACGAAGCAGCCAGTACACCTGAAAACAAAGCTGAGATTGATGCAGCCGAAGCACAGAATGCCGAGGCTAATGAAATCAAAGCACTTCTTGATGAACTCACCGCTGCAGAACGTGTAGCCCTTGATGACCAACGTGTTACTGATGGCCTCCAGCTGCTGGTAAGCCGTGGGTTGCTTGGCGCTGAACGACCTGCTGAAATCACTGCGTATGAGCGCCCTTTCCCCGGAGGTGAGTGATGACTCTTGATGGTGTGCTGCAATGACTATTAACCTTTTTGACGTTATCAAACATTACAAAGGGTTACCTCATCAATTAAAAGCCGTTCAGGAACTAGAACGTTATCTAGGTCCTGACGGTCTTTCTAATGATGCTACGTGGGTCTCTACGTGGCGTAATGGTCCCACTCAACCCGATATACATAATAACACTTGGGAAGGCATCAAAGCGGCTGCAGCTACCGCTGGTGCTAAGTTCCCAGAAGTAGTAGCTGCACAATGGGCACTTGAGTCGGCATTTGGTACAGTTACTTCTGGTAAAAATAACTATTTTGGTATCAAAGGTCCTGGTACCGTTAAAACCACTTGGGAAGACTATGGATATGGTCCAGTTACCATCCAAGCTTCCTTTAAGGACTATCCAACACCGTATGACTGCATCAAAGAGCTTGTAGACTACTGGTATAAGGATTTCAAAACATATAAAGGTGTCAATCGTGCCAAAACTCGTAAGGAATGTGCCTATCTTCTGAAGTCTGAAGGATACGCCACTGATCCTGATTACTCACATAAGCTAATTAAACTCATGGATCAGTATGGCTAGTACAACTTACAACATTACACCTGGTAGGTATGACCGTGACATACCATCAATTGTTAACTCTAAGTTTTTAAATTCTGCTGCATCTACTAATGCAACACTTTTGAAAGGTTCTTCCGGTACTATTTACAATATTATTGTCCATAATACTGTTAATGGTGCAGGAAATGAGCGTCATTTACGTCTATATAACCTCAGTACTGCACCTAATGTAGGTGTTGATGCTCCTGTTTGTGTCATTTCTATCCCACCTAATGCATCAAAAGAGATAAACTTAGTCAATGGCATTACTTTTGATGTTGGTATTGGGTTTTCTTTGACCGCAGGTGAGCCACTTCTAGATGCTACTCCTGTAGCTGCTGGTGACATTCAACTATATATTGGGTATATCTAATGGTTGAAGCAGCTGTAGCAGCTAGTCTTGCTGTAATAACAGGGTTAGCAGCCCTTACTAATCGCATTCATAGGCGTATTGATGATGTTCATAGTCGTGTTACTGAAGTAGATCGTCGTGTTGACACTGCTGAACTAACAATGGCTAGGCATTATGTCTTTAAGTCGGACTTTGAGAACGCTTTTCATAAGATGGAGTCTCATATGATCCGAATTGAAGAGAAACTTGACCAAGTAATTATGAAAAATGGCTAATACAAAGAAAGCCACCGAAGATCAATTCAATGAACTCCATAATCTTGTGACTAAGGAATTCCTCAGTCGCATTAAGTCTGGAGAAGCTACCACATCTGACCTAAAAGCAGCATGTGATTGGCTTAAAACTAACGATATTAGCGGTGTTGCATACGATGGTAACCCGTTGGATAAACTAGCTAGTGTTATCCCTAAAATCGACCCTGAACTCGTACAAAAAAGGCTTTACGGGAGACCTACAGTATGAAGTACTGTACTCAATGTAGAGAACTTAAAAACCCATC